AACTGCTTATTTTGTTCGCTAAGCTGCTGTAATGCTTGCTGTAGTTGTTCTATCTGTTGCTTACTTTGTACTAATTCTAATGCCAATGCCTGTGGTGTCTTGTTGACTGGCCGTAGCTCTTCAGGTAAAGTCAAAAGAATTGCGTTACTCAAAGCTTCTGCATTTTCTATTTCCAAAGTCTTCACAACTTCAGCCATTATTAAAGGCTTCACAGCATCAGGTACAAGTGACTGTGTTGCCATCAGCTGTTGCCTTAGCATCTCTTTTCTAACATAAGTTTCTGGGCCATTTGTGACCGCAATAGTGAAAGTATTCTCAATTCCTTCTACATAACACAAAAGTTCTAAGCAGATGCTCATCAAGTTTTTTAAGCTTGCTTTTGCGTGTTGATAATAATGAGAAACGTTATTCACGTTAGCTTGTGAACGAAGCAACACCTCTGTAGCTGTAGCTTGGGCGGCATCCGTTTCAAAAGCTAGTCCTGACTGAGGAACGCCAATAATATCCGCTATCTGGCTCTTTGCGTTTTCAATCACAACTAGCAAATCATTACTTTTCAATTCTGGATATTCTGTAAATGGGGCTGTTAATTTCCTCCCATCAGCTGACCATTCCTTATAACGCTCAACGCCTGCCGTCGATTTGTTACTTTGTGTGTAGTCTTCTAAGTAACCTTCTACAGATTCAAAAGAAACCCTTGTTTTGGGGATTAAAGGACAAGCAAGCCTTTCTTTCAATGCCGAATAAGAGTAGTTGACTATCTTGATTAAGTCTCTTACATCCCTTACAATGCCCTTGTAATGCCTGCTCCCTTCTTTCCAGAATTCATTCGCATAGAAAGGAACTACTGGAATTTTCTTTAGCCCTTCGTAAACAATAGTCTCAACGACTTCGTCGCCTATTATTCTATATAAAGTAACGCCACTCTCATTTAGCGTAAAGTAACTAATGACATTGTAACTATATTTTCCTGATTCCCAACACCCAACATTTAAGTTTTTTGATGACTTTAATTCATCTTCTGTAAGTACAAAAGAAGGAAAGGTTTGTTTTATTTTTTCATAGCTCATCTTGTCTACAAACGCTATCTTCTGTATGTCGTTTCCATCGATTGCCTTTGCTTCGCTATCTATAATGACTTGTGATGGGTCATCAGAATAATTTATCTGTATTTCATTTCCGTTAGTTATAATGAAAGCAAAGCCCTTGCCCATGATGACAGCATCAGACACGCATTGCCTTACTATGTCATTCAATCCAGAGTCAACAGATATTTTCTTTAATTTGTCTTTAATTACTTCTGGTGCTTGCCCTACTACTTCAACGTCGTAAGGGTAACGATTGAAGCTATTGCATATAGCATTGCGATACATTGGAAGTGGATTGACAATAGACTTATCCCTACTTTTCCCTCGTACTTTTTCGTCGATATCATCCCAAACTTTTGTAGATGAAAAGATATCTCTGTCAATTTTCATCTCGTCTATTTCTGATTTATATTTGTCCTTCGCTTTTTCAGCAAAGTCTATAAACTCTTTTACAATTTCATTCATAATTACCAGCCTTGTTGCGGCAAGGGTGAATACCTTGCTTCATTTGTATGTAAATTAAAGCCATTTAATACACTTAAAGATACGGCATCAAGCTCATCAGGAGAGTGACCTATATCTTTCTTTATAAGTTTCTTATCAATGATTTGCCGCTGTCCAGAGCTGTTCAAGAAATATGTTGTTGCATTTATTTCGTCTTCAATGTCTTGACAGTTTTTCAAAGAGAACGCTTTTTTCTCGCACTGTTCTCTCAACTTGAAAAACATTTCCGCTCTTTTGTTTGCGTATATGTTATTACTCGCTGATGACGCAAAATTTATCCCAAATACTTTGTCTCTATATTCAGTTGTTTTTACAATATCTAGAAATGAACCCGCCCAGCCGCCTGTATTATCAACATTCACAGAGCATAATGTTCTATACTTCTTTGCTATCTTCTCGAAATTTAAATACAAACTAATGCCATCTAAGTTTGAAAACTTGTTCGACTCAACAACACCTTTTTCATTACTGACAACTATAAAAGTATTATCAACGCCTTCTCTTGCTACATCTATACCAATGGATACGGGCAAGTCTGATGGCACATCACTCATAAAAATTAAGTTGTCTGGAATAACTGCGTTGATTGGAGACTCCGAAAGCATATCAGCATATAGTTCTTGCCTTGCTAGCTTTTCATCTCCTGATAATGCATCTTTAAAAAGCTCTAAAGAATCTTCAGATAAAAAAGGATTATCAAAAGTGGTACACTTTATTAGCTCTAGTTTTTCTTGGCTTGATTTAGTTACGAATAAATTAAACCAAGATCCGCCTCTCGGTGTTGTTGTAAAATTAATAGTTGGATTCAATACATCTTTACCACGCAAGCACATCGAAAGGTTTTTCATTACCATTGGCTTCTGCCAAGCGGCCTCATCTATATATCCGTCATGATAGTCTGTATAAGATCGTATTGCTTCAGGATTTTCTCCAGATAAAAAAAGGATCTTGCTTTTTTTTAGCGTGATTAAGTTGTCATTTTTATTTAGCTTAAAAGGAACTCTATATAATTCCAACGCATTTATGACAGAAGGAATAATCGTTTGCCGAAGCTCTTTATACGTTCTGCCTACGACTAGTTGGTTCCTTCCATTTGATGCTCTTCCTGCTGCTCTATGCCCAAGTATAAACGTCTTCCCAGATCCACGACCACCAACAAAAGCAGTGAACTTCTTGTCAGAAAGAATGAATCTCGATTGCTGCTCAGATATATCTACGCTAACTTTTACTTTCATTGACGTTACTTTGTCTAGAAATTATATTAAAATCTACTTGCACTGTTTTTGTGTCGTTGTCTTTGTCTTCTTTATCTTCCTTATCGACAACAAATTTTTCCATAAAGTATTGAGGGCTATTGTTTTTCACATTGCCAAAAAAATAACAGTCTTGAGCGACCAATGTTTTTATTTGTTCTTTTGCTTCAAGAAACCAGTTAGCAAAATCTTTTTCTAATATGACTCTATCTTGAGAATAACCTTCGTCACCCTCTCGATACGTATCAGTGAAGGAACTACGAAGAGGTAATATCTTTTTTATTTTTCCTATCTCTATAAAATATTTTGCACTTTCAGGATAGATAGAAAGTAAAAAATTACAGTGATTACTGCATCGCACAAGTGACATCGTGCAAAATGATCGCCAAGCGTTTAAAAGATATTCAGGGTCGTTCTGGTCTAAAAAAGATGGATGTTTTAAGATGGGGAAATAATTTTCTTTTATCCAAGAGTAATAATCACGCCGCATATTTATTAGCTTCCTTTCTGGAAACTCTTTTGCAACGCCTCTCCTTTTCCAAGACACCATCTTTCTACTCGCTCTAAAAGCGTTAATCATCTCTTCTCTTGTCTTCTGACCTTCTTTAATATCTTTTTCTGTTAGCATTTCACATAAACGTAGTTGATGGTTTTTCTTCTATCTCTTTCACTTTGAAAGATTCTTCTATCTTTTTTACTCTTTCTTTTAGAAAGTTGATTTCTTTTTCAAGCTCATCAATTCTATTTTTTTTGTTTTGTTGTTCTTTCATTATAGCATCTCTGTCGGTTATATGTGTATTTACATATATAATATACACATTTTATTACTCAATCTCGTTATTTTGTGTATAAAATGGCACATAAATTAACGTTAGTACGCATAAACTAACGTTAGTACACATAAATTAAGTTATTTTGTGTGTAACAACATATAAAAAAGACTGCCTAGAATCAACTAAGCAGCCTTTAGAGGGGAGAAAACAAAATCCTCTTTTCCCAATATAAATAAAAAATCATAAGAGAGAGAAAAAATATTTATGGAAAATCTCAAATAAAAAAAGTGTATAGTATGGGGAAAAAATTTTTACGCTTTCGCATGTTTGATTATTTATATATATATAATTCTTAAGAAAGGAAAGCAAGGTGTTCTTTGTTTTACCGTCAATGCCCATCATCATTCAATTTGAAAACGTTATGCAAGCATTATCTTTCTTTATTATACATTAGTTTATAAATACTATTTTTTAACCGCTAAAAATTTAAATTTTTTTTTCTCATTTTTCAAGGGTAGTTTTGTAAAATCTTCTAAGCCTACGTACATATAGGCTCACGGGCTTTTGTGTTTTTTACTCCTTACTTTGTATGCATACACTTTCTATATGGCTCTAGGGAGTTTGTATATTCGTACAAATTAATTTTATGTAAACTTTTAATTTGTATGTAAAATAAAAAATTGTGTTTCTGATGTTGTTTTGTTAATAAACTGTTAGTTAGTAATACTAAAGTATTAATGGCAAGAAAGAAACCATAAAAAATATATTCCAAGTTGGAATAAGCGAAGCAAAGGCGCCGAAAAAAAAAGACATATATATATAGTATACTTTCCAGAAGTCGCAAAAAGTTTACAAAGAATGGCGTTTTTAGCGTAATTTAAGCACTTTGTAAATTAATTAAAAAAGTGAAAAAAACTATTGCTAACGGTTAGCTTTTTATGTATCTTATATACATGAGCAGCGATGAAGCGGCTTAACACAACGGAGAAAACATCATGGACAACTTATATAAATCTTTACTTTTAAAAGGCTATTCAAAAGAAGCTGCAAAACTTCTGGCCGAGAAATTTCATGAATCCACAGCCGAAGCTATCTATGAAGTGGCCACTGAAGGCTCAAAAGAAGAGCTTATGAAGCTTTGTGAAAATGACTCCGATTTATTTGACAGAGAAAAAGACGAGTTTAAACCTATTACTTGGGATTACATCGTTAAAAAATATGAAGTTATAGAATTGGGCAATGGAAATTTCATTATAATCAGCAGTCATCAACAATAATTTTTTATCGTGCAAGTGCTTGCTGGGATTCACGACCCAGCCACGATTTACACACACAACGGAGAAAACAAATCATGAATACTTACAAAAAATATTGCCCAAATGTTTTTGTGGCACAATGCGAAGAAAAGCATGAAAAAGGTGATAAGATTATAGTTGTAACCAAGTATGGAAAAGAAAACGAGTGCATCGTATTTAATTTAATAGCCGAAAAAGATGGTTTTTATTATTACTCAATTGTTAGAGCTGATGGATTTAACAAACAAGAATGGGCAAGAAATAAGATTGAAAAGCTAAATAATTGGGCTGACAATGCTGATAAAAAAGGCGATGAATGGAGAGAAAAAAGCAACGAAGGTAAAGACTTTTTAGCATTGGGAGAACCTATAAAAGTAGGACACCACAGCGAGAAACGGCATCGTGCATTAATCGAGAGAAACTGGAACAGAATGAGTAACGCCATGGAAGAATACAAAAAAGCTGAGGCTTACCGGGAAAGAACAGCATATTGGGAACGTATGGCAAATAAAATCGATCTTTCAATGCCTGAAAGTTTAGAGTTTTTTGAGGCACAACTCGAAGAAGCAAAAGAATATCATCAATTTCTAAAAGATAATCCAGCGGAGCGGCCTCATGGAATGGCTCTGTCTTATGCGAGCAAGAAAATAAAAGACCTAAAATCGAAGTATGAAACCGCCGTGAAGCTCTGGGCTTGATTGCATATAAGGCTATAATAATCATCGTGAAAGTGCTCGCTGGGATTCACGACCCAGCCACGATTTACACACACAACGGAGAAAACAAATCATGAACAATACAACTAAATTTTTAATCGATTATGACATAGAAAACGGTTTTGCTTTTCTATGGAATGATGGGCTAGATAAACCTGTTTTTCAAGTTTGCTTAGTACAACGAAAAGATGGAAAAGGATATAAAAAAGCGATTCAAAAAAATGACTGCGGTTGGAATGATGGAATTTGTGGTGATTTGAATTTTGCTAATTCAGTTAGTGAAACTATCGAAATCGTGAAAGAGTTCTTTTTCACTGAAGCAAGAAAAGCTGGAATTAAAATTATTTAAGAAAAGAAAAACAAACAATGGAGAGAACAAGATGATAGATAAAGAAGCAAAGAACGACCTACGGGACTCTCTTATATACAGTGCGGATATGCTATCTAAAGAGCATTTCGACTTCTGCGTTCATGAGTGCCCTTCGACTGCTGCTGCATACTGTGCGGATAAATTAACGCCCGAACAGTTAGACTACTGTGTTCGGGAAAGACCAGCGGTAGTTCTTGAGTACTGTGCGGATAAATTAACGCCCGAACAGTTAGACTATTGCGTTCATAAGTGCCCAGCAACAGCCCTTCTATTGTGTGCGGATATGCTATCTAAAGAGCAAAAAAAATATTGTGAGGAGAAAACAAAATGACAGACGAAGAAGTAAAGAAAACACCGTGGTTTGCACTTGAAAAACATTCGGATAAACTAACGCCAGAGCAGCTAGATTACTGCGTTCGTAAATATCCTTGTACAGCTCTTAAATACTGTGCAGACAAACTAACGGCTGAGCAGTTCGATTATTGTGTTCGTATAGGCTATTCGGCGGCTCTTCTATACTGTGCTGATAAATTAACGCCAGAGCAATTTAACTACTGTATGCATAAAGATCCATGGGCGGCTCGTGAATACTGTGCGGACAAACTAACGGATGAACAGCTAGCCTATTGCGAGGCCATGATAGATGAATAATCAAGAAGTAAAAAAGAAAATTCTAAAGATATCTGAAGTTGGAACTATAAAAATCTTTTTAGGAAAGGTTTTATAAAGAATGATTTTAACAAAAAGTAAAAAAAAATCAGAATTAAAAAAACTTTTTTGGAAAAAGAAGAGGGATAAAGAAATGGAAGAACAAAATGATTTTATAGATAAATTAATTTGTATTTCTGAAAAGCCGAAAATTGAAACCATCTTTGAAGAATTTAGGAAAAAATATTGCGGTACTAAAAGAGGTTTTGAGATTGAGTTTGGTCTATTTAAAAAGACTTGCAAAGCATATAAATTAAAGCTAAGCGAAGAGGTTGTAAAGCTTCTGCCCTCTTTTCTTAGAGAAGAAGAGTTACGCATGAAAGCTTGGCGAGCTAATAAATTTTTTCCAGAACGTGCTACTTTGCAGACGTGGCTAAGGCAAGCTCGATGGACTCAAGAGTTTGAAAAAAATAAAGCTATTCAAGCTAAAAGCCAAATCGAAAGAATTCTTTTAGGAGAATAAGGATAATGAATGAAGTACAGATAAATGAAAGTGTTAATTCATTAACACAACGTGAAAAAAAATTTCTCGTTCAGTTATCTATGGCTTACGAGTGTGCAGGTAAAAGGCTTTCAGACGTTACTTTATGCGTAACTTCTCGAATGTACGCAAAAGAACTTAAAATAAATGACGATCAAATTGCAGACCTTTTTTTAGAAGCAAGAAAGATTTCAGAAATTCCAACGCTTCAGATATTAAATAATTTGTGTGTAGAAAAGTTCAGAAAAAAAATAAAATACAGCACACCAGAAAAAATTTCTGCTGAAGAATTAAGTGAAAGTAGAGCTTTTTTTGAACAGCTTTATAATAAATTTTTTAACAATAAAAAAACAGAGGTAAAAAATGAATCAAGAAATAGTAATAACAGAAAGAAAAGATGAATATCAAGTTGTTAACGTCAATGACTTAAAAAAAAGGTCTTATCTTGTGACTGAAATTAAAAAAGAAGTAATGAAAGAAAATATTCACTACGGACTAATTCCTGGCTGCGGCAAAAAACCGACGCTATTTAAAAATGGTGCTGAGTTACTTTGTATGTCTTTTGGACTATCTCCTGAATCTAGCATACAAATTAATGAGTTAGGAGAAGGGCATCGTGAGTACATTGTAACTACAACACTTCGTAATCAAAATGGCTTTGTTGTTGCGTCATCAGCTGGTTCATGCTGTACGAAAGAGAGCAAATACAGATACAGAGGTAATGAGCTAATACCAACTGGCAAACCCGTACCAAAAAAATATTGGGATGAAAAAAATAATGCAATTCTTGGCGCTGGTTGTGTAGCTAAAAAAGATGAAAACGGAAACTGGATGATTTTCAAAAAGGGAGACAATAAAAAAGAGAACGAAGATATTGCAGATGTGTATAATACCGTTTTGAAGATGGCTGTTAAAAGATCCTTAGTTGCGTCTGTATTGCTTGCAACTGGTGGCTCTTGCGAGTTCACACAAGACATTGAAGATTACACAGAAAACAATAGCGTACAAATTAATGACACGCAAATTAATGAACCACAATATAATGATAATAAAAAACCAGTTGATAGAAAACAAGGGTTTTTTGACTCAATGAAAAAGCTTGCTGCTATTGATAATGAATCATTTGTTAATCTCTTAGGAGCTGCTGGCTATGAGCGTGCCGAGGATGTTCCTGAAGAACTATGGGGAAAAATTTACAAACAAATTAAAGAAGCAATGGATAAAATAAAGGATGATTTTTAAGGAGAGTTATAAAATGGGAAATGTAGAAACTTTAAGAATAATGTTTGCCTTTTTAGTTATAATAACAATCTTGCTTTCTTTTATATTGTCTGCGATCATTTTAAGAATCAGTTTAGAAAGTGATGACAAAAAAGAAAAAGAAATAAAAAACAGGAGAAGACAAAATGAAACTTAAAACAATAATCGCAATCAACGCCATGGCTTTTCGTGTATACGAAGACAACGGAATGGCTATATGCCACACGTCTTATAACGTTCCGCAAAAAATTACGGATAAAGTAAGAACGTTATCAGGCAGATACAATTCTATATCCGAGGTGACAAAATCTGTCATTAATCTAATCAAGGAACTATAATGAAAATAGAAGTAAGTATTGACTTGTTAAAAGATTTTTTGGCTAATGCTGACGGCTGCAAACGCTGTAAATACAAAGGAACCAACTGCATCGGAAAATCATGTAATGATGCTAAAATTGAGTCTCTAATAGAAAAATCAAAATTAGTTTTAGATTTTGATTCAGCGATTTTAGAAATAGAAAAATTAAAAAGAAAATGCACTGAAAAGCAAACCGCTGGGTTACTTTTTGCAATCGAAACTTTAGAAGAAATTAAAAAAGAATTTCAACAATAGTAGAAAATAAAATGAATCAAAACGAACAAACGCAAATGTCAATAATCAGTTTGAACGCTGACAGATTCGAGCTTGTAGGGCAAGTCACTAACTGGGAAGAGCTCTTTCTAAATAAAGAAAACTTTCGTCAAATTTTAATTGATGCTCAAAAAATTGGCCGTGGTCTAGTTGCTGACCCAACGACAAAAGAGGGTTGCATACAAATTAAACTGATGGCAAAAAAAATCAATCAATTAAAAAACATGATTGAAGAAAAGGGGAAAGAAGTAGCTGCTGAATTAAAGGCAAAGCCTAAGCTAATTGATGCAACTAGAAAAGAGGTAAAAGACACTTTAGATAAACTAAAGGAAGATGTTCTTAAGCCAATTGTAGACATTGAAAAAAGACAAGAGCAAATAACAGAGATTGACAATATACCAGCACAGGCCATGATGTATGACTCCGTGGGCATTGAAGAGCAGATCGCAAAGCTTGCGGACTTGCGAGAAAAAGGCATTGATTATTGGCAAGAATCATTTGAAGATGCATCTAAATCAATCGCTGATTCAATGAGACAACTTAATGAGTTTCTTTTATCTGCAAGAAAAAAAGAGGCAGAACAAAAAGAATTAGAAGAATTGAGAGCACAAAAAGAAGCGGCTCAAAAAATCATTCAAGAACAAGAAATTAAAAAAGCATGTGAAGAAGCAGCAGAAAAAGCAAGGAAAGAAGCTGAGGAGGCCGCAAATAAAAGGATTCAAGAAGCAGAGCAAAAACTAAAAGAAGCGAAAGCTCAAATACAAAGTAACATACAAAGTAACGTTTCTAATAAATTAGTTTCACGTGAAACCAAAACAAGAATAAAAGAATCGTTGATTGAAAACTGCTTTCTAAATAATTGTCTTTTAACTGAAGAGACGGCTAGGGTGATTGTAATCGCAATCATAGAAAACAAGATCCCACACGTTGGGATAGTTGACTAATTACACACAATTGGGAACAGCAATGAGCTTAGTCCGTGAGTGCGGAGTAAGACAAAACAAACAAACAAAGGAATAAAAAATGGTACAGAATTTTAGGAAAAAACCTGTGGTAATACAGGCTTTGAAATGGACAGGTGAGGAAGGGTCTTGGTTAGAGATGGTTGATTTTGTTGGTGAATCTCTAATCGGTAGACCAGAATTCAATACCGTTAAAATAAAAACTCTTGAAGGAGAAATCTATGTAACAAAGGGTGATTTTATAATAAAAGGTGTAAATGGAGAATTTTACCCATGTAAGCCTGATATTTTTGAAAAAACCTATGAACCGGCGTAACATCGCCTAACAGCGAATATAATAGCATTAAACGCCATATATTCGCAGGACGATATCATTAAAAAAATAATTGAAATTTACAAACAAAGGAGAAAATAATGCCATTTTTTCAACACGAGGAAACAGGTATATGCGTTCAAACATTTTTTGGAAACAAACCTCCATCAAGAAGATTTTATGAGATAACAGAAAAACAGTATAAAATGTGGTTAGCAAATCAAGCAACACCAAAAACACCGACAAACAATGACATTAAAGAACTAACTGATTTTCTGGACAAGTATCACGTGAACTACAAAATTGTAGAGAACAGAGTAGAGGCTGCCACAGTTAAGTTAGCAAATAAATCAATTTCAAAACTCCCAGACTGCTTCTGTAATCTGATATGTAATGACTTGAGTCTGTCCTATAACCAACTTACTTCACTTCCATACGGCTTCGGGGATCTGAAATGTGAGCGTTTGTTCTTGAGTAATAACAACATTACACAACTTCCAGAAAGCTTTGGTAATCTTCAGTGCGAATACCTGTACTTGGATAATAACAGCCTTACGTCACTTCCAGAAAGTATTGTAGATCTGAAATGTAAGTCATTGTACTTGTATAATAACCCTCTCACTTCAAAATCCAAACAACTATTAGAAAAATTGAAAAGAAACGGTGTTTTTGTAATCTATAAACCAACAAAACAAAGAACAGAAAGCCAAAAAAAAGAGACACTATGCATATCTTGTGGAAATCAAGAACGGACAATAGATGATACAGGTAGATGTGACTCATGTAGGCGAGAATTGTATGAAAGAGATTGTTGGATGTGTGATTTCGACTAAAGAAATAACTGATATTTACAAACAAACAAAGGAAATTCAAAATCATGAAAAACACAAATATAATTATGAACTACGACAGCAAAGCAGATACTCTACTGCATAGTAAAAGAGTAGCACAACTACTAACAGAGGCTTCAAGTGAATTGATTAGACGTGCTAATGTTCACGATCATTCAAAACTTGAAAGCCCTGAAAAGGAATTGTTTGACGAGTTTACGCCAAAACTCAAAGATTGCACCTATGGAAGTGATGAATACAAAGAATTTTTAACAGGATTAAAAGTAGCCCTTGACCATCATTATTCTGAAAATAGTCATCATCCAGAACATTATAAAAATGGTGTGAACGGATTTGACCTATTTGATTTAATAGAAATGTTTTTTGATTGGAAAGCAGCCACAGAAAGACACGCTGATGGAAACATTATGAAATCCATTGAGATAAATAAAGAGCGTTTTGCATTATCTGAACAGTTGTGCGACATTATGAGAAACACGGCACTTCGTTTAGGATACGACAAGTAGCATTTAATAGTATGGAAGACCTTCGATTAAAACGATTTATAATAAAATGCAAGAAATGAGGAACATCTAACAACTGCTTCAACCTAATTTACACACAAACAAAGGAATAAAAAATGGCATATATGAATAAAGTAATGTTAATTGGCAATGTCGGCCATGATCCAGAAGTTAGAATGACAACTACTGGAACAAAGAAGGTTTCATTTTCTTTAGCAACGTCTCAAAAATATAAAGATTCGGCAGGCGAATACAAAGAAAAAACACAATGGCATAACATTGTATTTTGGGGAAAGCTTGGCGATTTGGTAGAGAGGATGGTCTTAAAAGGTTCGTCTCTTTTTATCGAAGGGGAAGTTACATATAGAAAATGGGAAGACCAAAATGGAGTTTCAAAAACAATAACTGAAATCAATGGAAATAATTTTCAAATTTTAGGAGCAAAAGCTAATGAACAGAAAAGAGATCAAAATCAATCTAGCTCTCAAGATGATTACAACAGCGTTGTCGAAGATGATGACCTCCCTTTTTAGAAAGCACACAAAGTAAGGAAACAAAATGAAAAAAAATAAAACTAAAGAAATAAAATACTATGAGCTTGATGGCAAGAAGTATTTTTTCTCTGATAAAAACTTAGTAAAAAATAACGAAGACCATTCCATTCTTTTTAATGACGGTGAACAGACAAGAAAAATATCTTTATTATATGCATCAACTGATTACTTTGCATTTAGTAATTTACTAGAAAAGTTTGGAATTACTTCTGAAGAACTAGAGCAAGAATTTCCAAAAGGAAGAAGGGCTTTATTTTTATACGAAATTGAAGCCGTGAATAACGATAATGAAAGCGAAAATATGGAGAACAATAATGAAGTGCCCTAATTGTGGAAAAGAGTTTTTAGACAACGAGATAATCCGAGAAGCCGCTAGAATCAACGGTTCTAAGACTTCACCGTTAAAAAAACTTACTAGTAAAATTAACGGATCTAAAAAAGGGAAAAAGCACAAAGAGACACTTAATACATGAGCCGTTTTCATTACACTTTTGAGGATATTAAAACTCTATTCCGAAATGAATGTTGTAAGGAATGTAAAAGGAAATATTCTCAAAGGTGTATTAATTGCGACCAAATTAAACAGGAGAAATGGAGGAAATTATGCCAAAAACAGTATGGACACCAAGAGATGAGCTGGTTTGTGGAAAGCTCGATAGAGCCTACGAAATAGCTATCAGGTTTGAGTCAATCGAACTTTTAGATTTGCTCGCAGACATAAGACACGATTGCGAGCGAATGGAACAAAAGTTGATTAGCAGAAAAGAACAAGTGAAGGCTATGTATGAACAAATAAATATTGCAAGGAGAGAACAAAATGAGTACAAAAAACTGGACGCATTGCCGAATAAACGGGAAGCGTTTATTGCGGACAATCAGAGGGAGGAATGATGGAAGGAGATAAAATACCGTCGACTCATAGCCGAGCAAAAATGTGTATGCAGTATAATGAGCCATCTAATGAAATTGAAAAGCGTAAACAGAAACGGCAAGCAAGGCGAGAAAATAGACAATATCTAAAGGACGAATTAAAAAAGGAATACATTTACGCACAAAGTGAGGAGAATACAAAATGAGTACATATAAAATAAACGTTGCTAAACAACGATACAACGAAGCAAGAGAAAGGATGTTGTTATCAGCCCTTGATATTGTGAACAAATTAAAGTCAGGCGTTTCTGAAGAGTTCAAAAAAAATCAGTTTTGTTTCAAAACAGAAGCTCGTAACTATAAAAAGACAATTGAGAATCATTTGAAAGAAGAACTGAAGAAACTTAATTTGTAACTAACAAAATAAATTTCAACTGTCAACGATTCATTGACTGTTCAAAATCTAAGCCATTCAGCGCCAACTGAAAGGCTTTATTAATGGGATACAAAACAACAATTGCACAGTCTTTTAAAAGAATTGCAAAATACTGGTAATTTTAATCAAAAATCTCGTTTTTACGAAACAACAATTGCAAAGCAGCAAGATAACAATTGCAAAACAAACAAATTAAAGAAATAGATTTACAATAGCAACTAAATCTGATCGCTTCGATATTTTCGACACCTTAACACAAGCGTTTAATTTATTCGCAATTTCTACGCTTGTGCATTTGCTATTCCCGCCTGCTGCTTCAATCATGTAAGTAGGGCTAATTGCATAAGCGACGTGCGTAATCTTGTCTTTATTTTTTCCAAAAAATAAAATGCAACCTTCTTGAATCGCTTTACATTCTTTATTTTTGTAATAGTTGTAAAACGCCTGTGCCGTCTGATCGCCTTTAGGATCAAGGCCTATGGGTTCAAAGATTAATTGAATTAAGCCAGAGCAATCTAGTCCTTTATCACTGTCACCGCCCCATATATAAGGGACTCTTAAATAAGAAAAAGCTACGGCAGTGCAGATGTCAATATTTGTCATTTATGTCACTCGCTAAAAAAAGTTACGTTGATTTTGCTTATATTGTTATAACACCAATCGGTTTCTTTCGGCAGCCCAAACCAATCGTCACTAATACTCACGGCCTTTTCTATAATAAAAGCCTTAGATGCTCTATAAGAGCACTGGTCACGTAGCCCGTAACGCAATACTTTGTTCGT